GAGGACGATATCAAGAAGCTGCGCGATAAGCGGGAAGTTGACGCAAAGAAAGCGCAGGCGGAAGCGGCGCAGGCGCAGAAAGAAGTTGCTGTTACCGAGGCGGTGGCCCGTGGGTGATTCGAAGAAAAGGGCGCAGGATAGTATGGTCCCGGCAGAATCCTACGATCGTGTTTTTCAGGCTGACCAGGACGGCGCAAAAATACTGGCGGAACTGTCGAGCCTGTTTCATGACCGGGCGTTGCCGTCAGTGGATCCGCATTTCGCGCTGTACAGCGAGGGCCAGCGTTCTGTTGTGCTGTTCATAATCTCTCGTATCGGGGAGGCGGGTAAAAATGAGAAAGGAACGTAAACCAAAACGGTTCGAACGGACGCTTACCGAGCAGGGGTGGGAAGTGTGCGAGGTTGCCGAGCAGGCAGCATCAGACGAGGAAATACAGGCGGCGAGCCTGGCGGCAATCCGGGAAAAGAGCGAAGACGCAGGGGCCGAACGGGCGACCGGCGAGACTGAAAATATCGATTTGAAAGGGGCAGACCATGACAAACATGCTGACAACTCAGGCGACGGCGACACCGGCGCAGAGCCAGCAAGCGGCAGCAGTACCGGCAGCGGGCAGCACCCCGGCAACGGCAACGCCGACGCCCGCAGCGAGCGTAACACCAGCGGCAAGCCCGGCACCCGCATCAGCTCCGGCGGCAAGCGCAAGCGCGGCCTATGAGATTCCGGAGAAGTTTGTTGTCAAGAAGGGCGATGCTGTAGACCACGAGGCCACGCTTCAGAAAGTTCTCGGGTCGTACAATCACCTGGAGAAGCGGTTCGGGTCCGGCGATGTTCCGCCCGAGAAGGAAGACGGGTACAAGCTGGATTACTCCGCCTTCCCCGAGGGGGTGACGTTCACGCCGGAGGAAGAGAAGGGACTGCTCAAGACGTTTCACGCGCAGGGCATGACGAACAAGCAGGTTCAGGCGGTTCTGAACAAGTACGCTGATGTGGTGAAGACCGGCATCAGCCTGCAGCAGCAGCAGGAGTTGAACCGCAGCAACGAGATCATCGACTCCGTGCATAAGGAGTTTGAACAGGCCTGGGGCGGGGAATTTTCCGCGAATCAGAAAGCAGTGTATCGAGGGTTTATGCACCTGGCTGATGATCAGGACCGGGCGGATATTGCAAAGATCGGTGCTGACCCTAAGATCACGTACCGGCTACTGACGAAGGTTCTTGCAAAGGTCGGCGCGGGGCTGGATGAGGACACGCAGATCGTCCTAGCCGATGGAGCAACCGTTGATTCCACGCTGGAGGAGCTGAGAAAGTCCCCGGCATATCTGGATGCAAACCATGCGGACCACAAGAAAACCGTGGATAAAGTCACGGCCCTGTATGGACGCAGGTACCCCGGCAAAGGGGCGCATGTTTCAGCAGTGGTAGCGCCGGCAGCGCCGGCAGCAAAGTAGCAGCGGAAAGTATCAGAACCCGGAGCCCGCGAAAGCGACAAGCTCCGGGAGTATGACAGCAGGCCCTTACCCTCTCCGGTCAACCTCTTGCAGTTCCGGCCCGGTTCGATGGTGGGACAACCTAAAGGCGGCAGTATAACTACAACCCTTTTTGGAGGTCTCTATCATGGGAACCGAAATCACCGAAGCAATGGTAAAGCAGTACGCGGACAACTTCATGCTGATGAGTCAGCAGAAGAAATCCCGCCTTGAGCCCTATGTCCGGTTGAAGCCCGGCATTGTGGGCCAGTCTGCGACCGTGGACGCCGTGGGCTCCACGACCGCACGCAAGCGCACGACCAGGAACGACGACTCGCCTGTCATGAAGACGCCGTTCTATCGGCGCTGGATCGACCTGTCTGATTACGATTGGGGCGATTTGATCGACGAGCAGGACCTGCAGCGGCTGGTCACGGACCCCACGTCCAGCGTGATAGCCTCCGGGCTGGCAGCGCTGAACCGGTCAAAAGACAGCGTGCTGATCACGGCCATGGGCGGCAGTGCGCGGACGCTTGATGCAGGCACCACGTCCGTTGCACTCCCGTCAGCGCAGAAGATCGCCATAGGCGCGGCGGGCCTGACGCTCTCGAAGCTGATCACGGCAAAGGAAATTCTGTCCGCGGCGGAAGCGTATAACGAGGACGACCCGGAAGATCAGCTTGTCATTGCTGTCGCGGCGCGGCAGATCACGGACCTGCTCGGCGACGACAAGTTGACCTCGGCGGAGTACAACACCGTGCGGGCGCTCGTGGCCGGCGCGGTTGATACATTCATGGGCTTCAAGTTCGTGCGGACGCAGCTCCTGACCAAGGTCACAACGACCCGGTCCGTATACGCCTGGTGCAAGAGCGGCGTGGTGCTCGGGACCGGCCAGGACATCACCCGGGAACTGACCCGCCGGGCGGACAAGTCTTTCGCGGCATACCCCTATGCAAAGATGAGCATCGGCGCAACCAGGACCGAAGAGGAAAAGGTCGTGGAGATCGCCTGCCTCGAGTCGTAGAATCCGGGCAAGGCCTGACAGTTGGGCCGGTCTGACTGACGGCCCCGTAATTTAAACCATTAACCGAATCATGGAGGGTTTTACCATGGCAGACGTAAACAGCACCGGATACACGAACGACAACGCAACCCCGCCCGTGAACCACGAACCGCAGGAAGGCGGCGGCAGGGTGCGCATTTATTACGACACCTATCTGCAGGGCGCAGCGGACGGCAACATCGGCGACGTGATCCAGTTCAAGGACCTGCCGGGCAACGCGCAGCTGCTCGAGGGGAAAATGTTCTGGGGTACGGGTAACACGAATGAAACCATTGCTCTCGGCATCTCCGGGACTGCCGATAAATTTCTTGCTGCAACGGCGGCAGCGACGGCAGGCAATGCGGACGCACTGGCGCATCTGGCCTCGGGCCTGAACTACAAGACGCCCGCAGCCGGTATCAGGCTGCTCGGCACCAATGCCACGGCAGCGATCAAGGCCGCGCAGCGGATCACCGTCTGGTTCAAGTACGTGATCGATTAGTCGGAAAGGCCGGGGCTTCGGTCCCGGCCTTATTTGAGGGCGGATCATGGCAAAGGTTATTGTAGATTTCGGCGTTGCAAGCCTGGTGATAGGCGATCTGACCTGGGGCGCGTGCCTCAAGAAAAGTGACAACTCGGCTGTGAGCACAACCGGGGCAACGCTGACCGCGTTCAACGCGACGGGAAAGTACTGGCTGGAAAACCCGAACGTGACCGAAACAACGCTGTTTTATATTTATCTGACTGCCACGCCCGCAACTGCCCGCCTGGGCGAATTCATAGCGCCGTCGAGCCTGTCTATCTGCAATGCTGCAATCCTAAATCTGGGCGGCAAGGTCATTTCATCGTTCGATGATGCGACGACCGAGGCGACGCTGTGCAAGAATCTTTGGACTCCGGCGCTTGATTTCATGCTGCGGCTCCATCCGTGGAACTGCGCAATAAAACGCGTGGCGCTCACGGCATCGGCTACGGTCCCGGTCTATGAGTTCTCAGCAATGTTTGACTTGCCTTCTGATCTGCTCCGGCTGCTGGAAGTTGAGGGTCTACGGGACGGGTTCAAGATCGAGCGCCGCACCTTGCTGTGCGACGAGTCCACAATCAATATCAGGCACGTATTCCGAAATGAAAACGTAGCGGAATGGGACGCGCTGCTCGTCAGGGCAATGACGCAGTACATGACCTTTGAGTTGTCCTGGCCGGTCACGCGGAAGGATTCTGTGCGCGATACGAACTGGAAGCTGTTTACCGACATTCTGCGGCAGGCGAAGAACATCGACGCCATGGAAGAGCCGCAGGACGAGGTGGGAGATTCACCTTTTATTTCTGTGAGGGGGTGACATGACATCCGAGGAGATTGAGGCGGCAGTGGGTAGAGCAATAGATAGCAAGCTCGGTCAGTTCTATATCGATCGGGAGACGCATTACCAGGATCACCATTTTATTCAGGAATTCAGGAAGTGGACTGAACAGGCAAAAGGAACGGTCCTGAGCGTTGCAATTAAAACGCTGGTAACAATGGCAATTGGATTGCTCGTCCTCGGATTTTTGTTCTGGGGAAAGGGAAATTTCGGTAAATGATCCGCCTCGTATGGCATAGGCCCTGCCCGTGCTGCGGTACGCCGCTTACCAAGGAACAGGCGGACGATTCTTTCGCGTGCAGTCATTGCGGGTGGGAAGAAGGGCAGTAGCCTCCCGGATAGTCCGGGCGGTATCACACTTACTTATGGAGGGATGCAATGAAAAACAAGTTCTTTAAATATTTGCCTGTACTGATCGTTGCGCTGTGGGCGATGGCGCTTGTGGTGGGAGAGCTGCAGGCGCAGCAGAAAGCGGTCAAGTTCGTGGACTACAACGCAAATTCCGTGAGCAAGCCCGCGTGTTTCGGCTCGACCGCTGCGTCCTTTGCGACGTTTACGGCCTGCACGGACATGACTACGTCTGGAACGCTGTCTGCTACCGGGCTGACCACGTCCGGCACGGTAACGGCAGCATCTGCCGCGGTGACCGGCGCAGTGACGGCCGGCTCGGCAGTGCTTACCACCCCGCTCCCTGTGGCATCCGGCGGAACCGGAACGAATACCCGTTATACCTCGTCGATCGCTACGGCTCCTACCTATACCGGGCAGATGGCTATAACCGGCGGAAATGCCTACATTGCAACGGCAGTGACCGGCACGGTTGACGACTGGCTGCAGATAAATAATTAAGGCTGAGGAGGTTCGGCAATGGAATTGACGCTCAAACGGGTATCCTTTTCCGACGATGGAACGGCGGGCGTGCTGATCTTCGGCAACCGGCCCTTGTGTGTGACCCTCGAGGAAGATTGGCGGGACAACGCAAAAAGCATCTCGTGCATCCCCGAGGGCCGGTATCTCTGCGAACGGTAT